TCTCAATACAATTTATACGCAATTATACCAGCAGCAATATGCTATGTGGTTGCATCTTTAATATGGAAATTATGACGGCAAAAGAAAAAGCGATTGAGTTGGTAGATAAAATGTTTGCTACATCACAAGAAGACTATTCAATCACATTTGAGGAAGCAATAGATTGTGCATTAATTTGCGTTAATGAAATTATTGCAGAATTGGATTCGGAAAGAGTATTTGAAAGAATATATTTTTGGAATGAAGTAAAAGAAGAAATACAAAAATTATGACAAACGAACAAATAGATTACATCTTAAGCGTAGAGCATCATCTACACACATTTAGAAAAACCCAAGTGTTTAGATTAACACCGGAAGAAACATTAAAAGTAAAAACCATTTACCACGAAGTAATGGGCAGCCCAATGCCCGGTTGTAGTACTTGTTTTATAGAACACTTTACTTCTATAATCATTCGTGCAAAGGCAATGAAAGAGCAGCAGATTCCAACCATTGACGATATCAATCAAAAGGCATTGGAGTTGGCACAATTATCCGATGACGAGCAAAAGATTAAACCGATAAGAAAAAAGAAGTGAAACCATATAAAATAATATTGTTTATATGGTAAACGTGATGTATATTTGTAATATGAAATGGAAATCAATTGAAAATTACGAAGGTATTTATGAAATATCTGAAAATGGTGATGTAAAAAGAATTGCATCAACTAACAATCAATATGGTATTAATCACATATTAAAACATAATATCATAAATGGGTATGCACACGTTCAATTACATAAAAATAGCAAGGCAAAATCTATGCGTGTTCATAGATTAGTATGCAATGCGTTTAAAGAAAATTTAGAAAACAAACCACACGTTAATCATATTGATGGTAATAAATTAAATAACCATATGTCAAATCTTGAATGGTGTACTCCAAGTGAAAATGAATTTCATAAACACAGGGTATTAAATAAAACATATAGAAAATATATTTTAACTATTGACCAAATTCAAAAAATTATACAATTGAGATTAGAAGGTAAAAGATTACACGAATTGTCTTATATGTTCAAAGTTCCAATTGATACTATTCATAAAACTTTAAAAGCAGAAAATTTACAAAGCGGTTATAATGGGATGTATAATGGAAGAAGTAAACTATCTAATGAACAAAGAAAAGAAATATTAGATTTATTTAACAAAGGCAATAACATAAAAGACATTGCTACTAAATACGATGTTACATCAAATACAATTAAAAGAACATTGAGTAAATTCCAATATGCGTAGTTACACAAAAACTTATATGGATTATTTTGGATATGATTTATCTAGTTTTATTTGTTGTGAGATTTGTGGCAAAACTGCAAACGACATTCACCATATCGAGAATAAAAAAAGTGGTGGTTCAAAGCTAAAAGATAACATAGAAAATCTTATGGCAATTTGCAGAGAAGAACACGTAAAATTCGGCGATAAGAAACAATATAAAGATATGCTAAAAGAAGTACACTTAAATTTTATGAAGTACAATGGAAAATAGTTTCGGTGGTTTATGGGATGACAAGAAGTGTTTTGATTACGAAATGCAAAATCAAATACGTTTAGACAATGAAGGATTTGTAAATATGTTTAGGGCAACTGCAAAACAAATAGCAGAACTTGTAGAATTTAAAACTTTTGCTGATGTAGGTGGTGGAGTAGGTACATATTCACTGGCTATGAAAGAACTAAACAAACACGTATCGTACTACGACTTAAACAAATATCACTTTGATTACGCACGTCAAAACAACGTAGCACATAAATACTTTCAATGCGATATTACGGAAACAAAAATCAACGCAGATTTAGTTGCGTGTATTGAAGTAATGGAACACATAACAGATGACAAACTACACAAAATGCTTGACAACATCAATTGCAAGTACTTTCATTTTAGCAGCACCCCACACACAACAAATTTGGATGTTGAGTGGGGGCACATAAACATCAAACAAGAACGTGATTGGATAGAGTTTTTTAAACTACACAACTACGAATTATTGAGCAAAATTGAAGTGCCTACAGCCTGGTCACTTTTATTCAAGAAAAAATGAGATATAAAAGAAAAAACGATGAATAACGAGAATTTAAAACCGATACAAAAAGGTGAAGTTAGAAACCCAAACGGAAGACCTAAAAAGATAGTCACTCAGTTAAAAGAATTGGGGTATTCAAAAGACGATATCAACCAAACTTATATGAATATGATGGCAATGAATAGGCAAGAACTTGAGGGCATTGATAAGGACAAAACTGGTCAGTACACAATCATTGAACAAATCATTGCAGGATCACTTGTAAAATCACACGATAAAAATTCATTGTACAATATTGAAACTTTGGTAACACGTGTACACGGTAAACCAAAAGAGACAGTTGACAACAACATCAAAACTGACGAACCAATAACAATCACTTTAAACTTGAAGCAATGACAGAAAAAGAAGCAATTATAATTTTGACGTATTTTAATTACTGGCGAATGGGTGAAGATATTCCAATGCCAGAACCTGCAGTAATAACCGAAGCATTAAAAACAATTATACAAAAATTTAAAGAAAGAACCAATGTTCACGAAAGCGTGAACAAACAAAAATTATGAACAACGAAACAATTTATTTAGGCAATGGATGGGAAAATTAATACGGGTTAAACGTATCAATTAACATCGAGAAATTAAACCAAGCAATCGCAACGGGCAAACTTGAAGTAAACAAATACGGAGATGTAAAAATCAACGTGGGCAAATTAAAGCAGCCAAACGAAAAATCAAAAGCTACTCATTTTGTGGCAGTACCTAAACCAAAAAACGATTTGCCGTTCTAATGTCAGTTTAAACCTGATAATACTACTATGGAAGCAATATTAAAATTTAATCTACCGGAAGACCACACCGAATTTGAATTAGCAACAAAAGGTAGTGATTGGTTTCACGCAATGTGGGAACTTGACCAATGGTTAAGGTCACAAACTAAACACGCACCCGATACAATGAGTGCAGATACATTTACGGCATTTGAACAAACCCGTGATAAGTTGCACGAAATATTACAAGACAATAGTTTAAAACTATGAAAGTAAGTTGGAGACTAACAAGCGACCAAAAGCCAAGTGACGAAAGAAATGTATTGGTTACTTATAAAAATGGGGAACAAGCGATTTGTTATTACGATACTGATGGAGACTGGGTAGAATCACATTCGAAAATAATTAAAGCAGAACCATTGTATTGGATGCACATACCTTTATTACCGGGAGAATGAGTAAACAATATTGTTATTTAGTTAAATACACTTGGGGTTCACACGGTGATTATTCAGAGATTGAACTATTCGTAACTAATGATTATGATGTTGCGCAAAACTACATTTATAAATTTAATGCTATGTTAGACAAATGGTCACAATACTACGATAAATTAAGTGATAAATTTTCAGATAAAACAAGTCAACACATTATAGATAGGTGGAATCAAATTTATGAAATCAACAAAGCATACATAAATAAAGTAGAATTGAGATGAAGATATTAGTATTAATGGATAACAATAGTGGGGTAAGTTTTCATAGACTATTTACTCCCTATGCTAAATTACAGCAAGATTACGACATAGTTGTTGACGTTTCACAAACCCCTACCGATTGGATAAACATAGATTACACGCAATATAATGCAGTAGTATTCAATAGATGGTGTGGAATTTATCAATACAACGTGTTTGAGGCAATATTAAAGGCAAAATGTAAACTTGTATGCGACATAGACGATTATTGGGTTATACCACGTTCAAATCCAGCATTTAAATTCTACAAGAAAGTGATTAAAAACTGCGTAAAAGATGCAATGGCACTTGCAGATATTGTAACTTGTTCAACAGATCACTTGGCAAGTAAGGTAAAAGAATTCAACGAAAATACTATCACGTTTCCAAACGCATTAGACTTGACGGGTGAGCAATGGAATTTGCCAAAACAAAAGGGTGATAAGTTACGTGTTGGATGGGTAGGTGGTATTTCACATTTAGAAGATTTGAAGTGCGTAGGGGATTCAGTAAAACGATTCTGTGAAAACTACGATGCTGAATTTTATATGTGTGGTTATCATAGTGATGCTACCGAGTGGCATCTATGCGAAAAAGCAATTACAAGAGTAGGTTTAGAAGATAGACCTGAATGGTTTAAAACTGTATTAGGTACACGTGCAGACTTATACGGGCAGTCATATGCTTTATTTGACTTTTGCATTGCACCATTGCGTGAAGATAATTTCAACCAATATAAAAGTGAATTAAAAATAGTAGAAGCAGCAGCATATAAATTGCCAATTATTTGCAGCAATGTAAAGCCCTACAACTTTCATTGGAGTAACGAAGGTATATTGCTTTGCCCTAATACATTTGATGACTGGTATGAG